GTCCTCCCAGGACTTTCGCGGCAGCCGAAGAAGATGTCAAAGTTGGGTTCTTGGAACCGTCCAAAGTACGGAGCCAAGAGAAGGAGTCGGACTGGGGCAACTGGTCCTCAAACTCATCTGTTCCGGCTGCCGCAGCGGCAGCAAATGTTGATATTTCTGATGCAGCGGAAACAATCCGTGCGGAAACTAATTCTGTCATCTCATCGACGGTCACCTGTCGTTCGTTGCCGTTTTTATCCACAGCTTTAAAGCCAACTATATTATTCAAGTCCATAATGCAAATTTTAAAATTAAAACAAATACTTCACCCATGCAAAATAATTACTGTTCTCAATATAATTCGGATCATCCTCGTTGGAATATGCCTCTCTCTCAAACGATACCGTCTTATACGCCCTGCCGGCATCCTTCAACCGTACCGCCCTGACCAGCCACTCCACACCATACCAGAGATAGAATGCCAGCCCGGCCAGTACCAGCCACCAGGCGGAAAGGTCAAAACACAACAGCAAGATCCAGATAACTGTACCGATGGCAACTGCCATCTCAACCCATTGACGGGCGTGGGTACACTCATGGTTTCTCACTTTCTGAGTGATTTTCTCTTCCGGTCGCTTGCTTAAAACAAACGGACCGATTGTTATCGTATGGCAAGAACTGAACGCAAGCAGCACCTTTGCCAGAAGGTTGTTACAATATACCTTTTTCATGTTGTTCCTCCTTTTTATCTAAATAATCATTCAAAGAATCAGCCAGCAGACCGGGCAGCATGGAGGTGGAGCGTCTTATGATATCCACCTCTTCTTCGTCAATCTCGACACCTTCAGCAGTAGATTTGAATATCTTCTCAGCAAGGAGATGCGCCTTCAAACCCGCTACGTTCTTGTATATCCAGTCACCGTAGGCCTCAGTGATGTTGTTGGCTATCAGTTTTTCTTTCTTAATCCCGTCGTAAATAGGAAATTGTGCAAAATTTATTCTCATACTTTAATATTTTAAATGTTATAAATCCACCCAGGTACTTCCTCCATTCGTTGACTTGCGAATTCCGTTTCGCCCGACTGAAAAAATATAACTTCCACATCTTACATACAGAGTATCATTCGCTGTTGAAACATCCCCGGTTGATGATACAGTTATACTTCCACTTCTAATTACTGTATCCAAAATACCTTGGTATAAATGTCCGTCTATTGACTGGAACCGTTCGTATTTCATTTCAAATTTGTCGTATTGCAGCAACAAATTATCAACATTTACAGCCGACATATTAGTGCTGCCGATAAAATTATTACCGATATTGAATCCGCCAATTGTCCCCTTTGTCGCTATGATAGTCCCGGTGATATTCGCTTTCTGACAAAGAATCTCTCCGGTCTTTGTGTCCATCCTCAGATTAGGCTGGCCGTTAGTGCTGTCCTGTGACTGCATGATACCGTAAGGTGCCCCGTCCGATGTGTATCCGTTCAACTTGAACATAAATCCGGCTATGTTCGCCTTATCAGCAAGGAATATGTCGGTTACCAGACTTTTGTATTTCTGCATGGCTTCCCAGTTGGAATCTCCGTTAGCGGATGTAGGAGCCGCTGATACAGAACTTCCATAGTTGCGCACAAGAAAATTGTAATAAACTTCACCTATTTTGTGAATGATCTTGTCACGCTGTTTTGCATTCCATACGTATGTCTGTCCGGAAGCCCATACACCTCTGTCATAAGGGAACGCACCCGTAGCTCCTGTTGCTCCTATGGAACCATCATTTGCAACACCCACACCCTTCTCGGCCACATAATTGTCATTCCAAGCAGCAGCATCGGAAGCTGATTTATAAGCCCGGACGGCAAACTGGGTGTATCCGGCTGTCGCAGGTACGGATATCTGGCTGTTCAGTGTCGCACCTACATGAGCCAGCCAGCTTCCGTTGTATTTGCGTGCAGCCAGATAAAGCGTGCTGCACGTGCTTACATTGCCTGCCACATTCTGTTTGCAAGTGACAAGGAATCCAGACGGGGATGGCGTGCCTGTTGAAGTGAAGTTGATCACGCTGACAGGACTGTCCAGCCAGTAGGATGCCGACGGTCCGACGGGAGCAACCATCTCCTGCCAGTCCGCATGTACCGTCCGGTTCGCAGATCTGCCGGCGAGGATGTATCCGCCGTCTCTTTTCCTGCGGAGTCTGCCGTTTCTGAACTTGGCGATTTTAATCGGAGGGTTGGAGGTTTCAACCTTGCTTAAGTAAGATCCTCCGGCAAACGATACTGTACTGTTCTTGGCATACGGAGTATTGGCGGACTCCCAATGACCTGCGGCTGTGATGCTCTCACCGTCAGCACCATCCTTTCCGTCAGAAAGCATGGGAACGGTTTCAACATCCACTATCTGGTCATTCACGTAAAAGATAAACTTCAATGTCTTCGTAAAGTTTCCGCTTGATATGGCTGTATTGTTGTTTATGGTAGTTTCTGTTCCACCGTCTATGCTGTATTTCAATGTACCGTCCGTTGTGGTGGATATCACGCCTCCCACTGACTTTTGCCTGTAACATGATACGGAAGACACGCTGTAGTTTCCATTCTTGTCCTTGCTTACAGAAGTGGCAGAAACGATTATACTGTATAGCACGGCATCTGAACCGTCCGCACCTCCACGGACCCCGGCTACAGTGAATGACAGATCACGGGAATACTGCTGCCCATTCTTTGTAGCCCTGATTGTGATCTTCACCGTGTTTGTCGCAGCAAGAGTAGCTCCGGCAGATACCGATATTGTCACCACTCCCGTATTCTTGTCTGTCGCACACAGAAGATTTGTGTCAGGTGTACAGGTGATGCTGTCAAGGGTGAGCTTTTCCGTTCCATACCACATGCTGACAGTTGTATTCCAAGTCTGTGAGGACACGACCTTCCCGTCCGAAGTAAGGGCTGCATTGACCATCTCGTTATCGAAGTCCGCCATGATGGCATTCTCTCCGTCCTTACTCCAGCGATGCACCACGGCAGGATCACTGAACTCAGACCATACGCCGTTTTCCTTAAAACGTGTACAACCCCATTCAACCTGATGGTCTATGTCCGTACCAAGATAATTATCCGTCCAGCCTTCCGGAACATAACCATCTTTCTGCTGACTGTCCGGCTTTTCAGGGGTGTTATCTATGATATTGCCTCTTGTGTATATATACTCATAGCCCTTACCGTCTTTCCCGTCCGATATCATAAGCTGCCATCTTCCGTCCTGATAGATGTAGGTGGCGCGGTCAGTTGTGTTACGGTATGAATCACCGTTTTTCGGGTTGGCTGGAGCCGTGGCAAATTCACCAAGGAAAGTGATGCTCTCGCCTTTCAGTTCACGCCCGTCAAGAAGCATGTCCCAGTCTTCGTTAACCTCCCAGTCGGCAGGTTTCCCAGCAAGATAATAACCACCGTCCTTCTTTCTTAAGAAATTGCCGCCTTTGACACGCAATATTCTGATGGGAGGATTGGATGTTTCCACCTTAGATATAAAGACACAGTTGGCAAGAGTGACCATTGTATTGGCTTTGTACGGGGTTTTGGCGGATTCCCAATGACCGCCACCTACTACGGACAATCCCGGATCACCTTTATCACCTTTGTCCACTTGTTTCAGCCATGCCGGGTTATCATCTGACGGTTCTGTTGTCGTTCCGTTATCATCAACACACAACCACAAAGCCCCGTTATGTGACACCCGGTCATAGTAAGCGTACTTACCTGCAACCCATTCACCCTTGTCCAAGGGTACACGAACCTTGTTCCCCGTTATCTCATCTATCTGAAAGATAAGCCCAGTCATGATAATGTTTTGAAGAACGGCTGAGTAATTGTCCGCATTAATACCGGCTACAGTCATGCCTTTTTTCTTGCCGAACCACGCAGGCATCTGCGCCGGCTCCGGGTCCCAAGTGTTGGCATTGTCAAAGAATGTAATACAGTTGTTTCCGTTGACTGAATCAATAAGTATATAAGTCTGACGTTCCGGGTCCGTAAAATTACCTGTTTGTGCCAATACCATCTGCTCGGCAGGTTTCCAGTCAGAATGTCCCGGACGGGGAATGACAGTAAATTTCTTGGCGGTATAATCTGCGGCAGTCACCCGGAATTTCATCTCTTCAAAGCCATTCAGCTTGCCTTCGCTATTCTTAGTCACAAAATAGGTGGTAAGGATATCATCAACAAACTGGCTCAATCCGTCCGCGTCCGTCAGATCGGGAGTGATGGTGTAGGTTCCATCGCCGTTATCCACGTATGACAATACGCTACAACCGCCACCGGGGGAGTTTACCATACGTCCTTTGAAATAGGTTGTACGGTTATAGGCTATTTCAGGGACAAACAAACGCTTACGGAAAACGCCGCTTCCCATTTCCATGTCACCCTTTTCGTCTATGTATCCACCTGATACACCAGTAACGAAATCACCGAACTTGGCATATTTATTAATCAAGACTCCGCCCAGTAAGGATAACAAGTACTTAGTGGAATCCGCCACGTCCTTCCGCAAGAATATCTCTTTCAGTTTCTCCGCACTGTTCTCTATCTCAGTCATTACACGCAATGCGCTCATCACGTCTTCATCGGTGTAGGTAACATCCTTGTCACCCTGCTTCACAATGCGGTTTACCAAATTCCCGGTTATTTTCAGACCTTTGAGAAAATTGATTATGCCTTGCGCATCATCATCGTTCAATGCGGAAAGGAACCAGTCAAGCACAGGCGTATTCTTATCCAGCGTGTATGCAGATGTGGCATGGTCAGCGTTAGTGACATCGCCGCCGCCACCACTGCCGCCACCGCCGTTCTGCTTTATCTCTTCAACCTCAATGGAGATCTTGCTAAAGTTGCTGTTGATGCGGTCTGCCGTTTCGCTCCAAGTTCCTGTTTTGTTAATAGTATTAAGTTCCATATATCCTGTTCTACTTTTATTATTCCGCATCCATCTGTCCGCAGAAGTGCATCCGGATGCGGAATGGTTTTAAGCATAAGGGCTGACCTACACCAAGATCAGTCCTTACATTATAGTTATATAATGGTCTACCATTCATAACATAAGTCTACACCTTGAGTGATTTCAAACTTTTAATCTATTTTCTACAAATATTTCAATATCTCAAGCATAGCATTAGCCATTCGAGTCCCTATATATTGATGCCCTATTCTGCCTGGGTGAGTATGGTCTATACTTCCATTTTCGTGATGATATATCAAGTCACAATTCCCTTCTTGAGACATAGCGTCAGATGAACTGTCCAAAAAAGTACCACTGATCCATTGGGTATCTTTCCGAATTATAGTACGGATATGATTATATACCTCACTGTTCTGCATGTCAATAAATGGAATACTACATTCTCTTGCTACGGATTTTAAAGCCTCATTTCTTTTTTCATGGGTGTTCCCTGATATATTAGAATCAGGCTGTGGGGTATATTCTCCAAGCAGTATAATATGCGATGACGGCATTGATTTTTTTAAAGATTCAACAAATGTGTTAACTCTATTACGATAGCCGTCATCATATTGGTCATTAATAGCACCTCCTAATAACACATAATCCGCATCTTTAAAATAAGTAATATCATCTATGGCAGAGGAAATAGACGGTCTGGAATCCGTATCTGTTACAAGTCCGCGTTGTCCAACTCCTATGTTTATACACTCCATTCCTAACTGCCAGCAACATATTGATGCCCATCCCATTGGAGCAAATTCACCTCCTGCCGTAGCTTCTGTAATGCTACTTCCCGCAATAACAGCCAGAGGCTGTTTTAATGTTACTTCAGACACTGTATAGGAATTAGAATACCGTAGCGAATACACTAATGATGAATTCTCTATTATGATTTCACGTTCAATCGCGCTGGCAAATTTAATCTGTGTATAGCTCCTCCATCCATTCTCTGTCAATATATCAATAGCCTTTTCTCCAAGTCTCATCCAGCCATTTCCTTCGTTGACAAGTATACTGATAGCAGTTTTTCCCCTGTGCCCTAATTCGATAGCGTCTCCATTGAACATGAATTTTAAAGGTAAAATTCCACCTCTCTGTCCTGATAAGGTTACTGTCTTGTCAACTGAATAGATATAACTTGTTTGATCTATTCCAATACGATGCTTGCCAAACAAGAATAAGGCTGCTGGATTAATCTTCCCATTTAAAACAAATAGTAATTCTTTGGCATCCTTAATTAATGGAAGAGACGGATAATTGTCGGAAGATTTACGACTTTCAATTTGATAGTTTAGCCGATATATTGTCGGATTAGGCATTAAGGACAGACTACCTGCCTGAGTCAAAGATATCTGTCCACTTTCCGACAATGATATGCCGTTTCCTACAATTAATTTATTCTGCTTAGTATCCAGATCTTCTTTAGTTGCAAATTTTGACGTATCTAATCCGTTTACGATAATATCAGGTGCCAGTTTTTTTTGCTCATACGGAATAAAGTATTCTTCGTAACGAGTGGGGATATCATCAGATATCATAAGCACTCCATATTGTTTGTTCATCTCAAAATCGTTCACATCTACATTCCCCTTATACCAAGTATAAGCTATCTTACAATTCTCTTCAACTTGATATGGGAACGAAGGGAAGGCGGTATTGTTTATCCGCTCAACCCTACCGTCAGAATGCCAAAGCGTAATAAATTGATTTGGATTATACCTAACCCAATTAACTCCAATTCCATCTGATACCGAAAGAAAATAACCGCATTGGATTATATTACCGGCGCTTACAGTTATAACCTCAGACGAAAGATAACTTTCATTTTCTTTAAATTCACCAGTATTTGCATCATAAAAACCAATCTTGCTGTTCTTATTCCACCAATTTATTGGATTGACCATTTCTATGGATATATCAGCTTTTTTTTTATCCAAGTCTGACATTTCCTGCCTTGTCGATAGATCCTGATCGTCAACTGAGATAATGTTTCCAGATATTAATATTCTATCACCCGGCAATAGTCGTTCTTGTTTAATTGACTCTTTGGTCAACATAAACTTGTTTTTTATAGAATCGGAGTTTAAACAGAACACAAGCAATGTTTTCGCTTCGGATGGAACTTCTAATCTTTCAAAATATAAGGGGGTATTTTCGTCTGCTTCCTTAATAGAAATCAACGTATTTTTATTAAAATCAGAGCTTGATTTATAAAATGCATAGACTGCTCTGCGGTAACTAACGGAATACAAGACTGTACCTCTATATATAAATATATTCCCAGCGGAACATTCTGTCTTATAAACAGCATGATTTTTACTGTTAGATGTTTTAACTTCTCCTGTATTAAAGTCTATATACTTGTTTTCACCTATTAGGCTAATTTCAGCCATATTCGAATACGCATTTGATTCGACCATTAGGCTATTGTCCAATCGTTCCCAATATGACGCATCTGATATATAATTAACATCAATGTCATATCCCTTATACTGATATGTTTCGGTCACGCCTTGCATGTTTCTAAATGTCATAATCACATTATACCTTGACAAATCTGTATATGTATTACGTAGATAGGACTTTAACTCTTGTGACTTTATTAACTCACCAAAAGTATTATAACTAATATTGAGACTTTTTTGAATGTCTATAATAACATTCATTCCATATAATTCGGATATATCCGTAGTCAGACTCTTACGCGTTTTGGGGTTAACCACCGCATCAGTTATGGTAGCTGGATAAATGGTTTGCCCACCCTTGGTCAGTTTATGCATTTTTGCCATAATATTCCTGTTTTTAGCCTAAGTTCCGCCGGAACTTGGGCTGTTGTTATTTTATGTAATTATTTATTAACTATTAAAATCACTCAGCACATCATCATACTCCTGATCTGACAGAGATACGCTCTGCACCGCATTGTATGCGGCATAATCCAGATAGGGCATGATCTCCGCTGTGCTCTCATCCGTCTTCCCGGTAGTCAGCACAATCCCTGTATCTTCAATAGATACAAGGTTGCAGATGCCATCTCTAAAGTCAGAATCAGAAATGAAGTATTCCCGTTTGACCTTCAGCATACCAGGGGAGAAGCCGGGGTTGTCAAAAGCGACAAGCAGACTGCCATCTTCCATACGGCTGCAACCCACATACTCTTGCCCATCAAAAGAGGCTATAAACTTTCCCTTAAACGGATTGAAGTAAGTAAACCGGAAGGGAGTTGATATGTCTCCATTCAGGTTTTTCTCTATAATTTTAAAATCGGACTGATAATTAATTCTCATAATACACTATAATATTGATGCTACATCATCTATCTCCTCGGCTGTCAGGATACCGGAAAGGTCAACACTTCCACCGCCTCCGGTTGTTCCTGTAGGACTCCATTTCCCCTTTATCTTGCAATCATATATAGGACCGGGTATGGTATCCCCCACGACAGCCCAGTCGCCCACAACTGGAGATGGGACAGCAGCATGCAATGCTTCTTCCGTAGAAAACAATCCCTTGTTGCGGACACTGTTCTGCTTGACCTTGTCAATCTCGGTAGAAGTCTTACTAAAATTGTAGTTAAGCCGATCTGCCGCCTCACTCCAAGTACCTGTTTTATTTATCGAATTAAGTTCCATATCACTTCATTTTATTTGGGCAATTGGTTTTGATCCCATACAATCTCAGAACCTTTAACCATAATTATGCGTCCTCCCATTATCTGGGTCTGATATATATAACCGTCACTTCCTTTTTGCTCGACAACCATACTGTCCGGGCGGAAATACAAAACATCATTACTATTCGGGTCAAACATAGAAACCATGGGAATCAACCCTTTCAGTCCGTATATGCATGATATATCTATCAGGGAGGCGTTCGTATTATCACGCATCTCTATTGAGGGGATTCCATATTCATTTTCCGGCTCAATGCTTATTGTATAGCCATTTGAAGACTTGACTTTTACTTTTCCAACAAATTCAGGATTTCCATCTGCATCCCATTTGATGTTCCCATTGGCAAGCTGCCCGGAACCATCCTCATTCAACAGTATCTTGCCATTGGCTATTTCAACTTTTCCCCGGAAATATCCGCCCAAAGCATAGATATATCCACGAAAAAAAGCATTACCGCCATGAGTAGCGACAAAGTTCGCCATATTCGCCCATTCTTCATCCGTAGGCTGGTAATTAGGATCATTACGAAACCTCATTACGGTTAATATAGCCTGTTGAAGCGTGCCACCTGCCCAGAATGCCACATCATCATCGTCATTGTATATGCCGCTTACTCCGGCAGTGACCTTCTGTAACTTGCCATCCTTGTAGTTACCTAACTGAATCATATTGGCCAATATCAAACCGCCAAGGATATCCACAGATCCATCCTTAATCGCGCTGGCGATATAATTGATTGACTGAAAACCGGCTGTTGCCTTGTCGTTATCCAAAATGGACGGTTTCCAGTCTGTGGCAATGGTTCCTCTTTCTAACTGAAGATCACAAACGGTTGCGGTACCACTGATGAGAAATATACCACTGCCATTGAAGGTAATCTTATGGGTATATCTCTGATAAGAGGATGTGAGAGGCTGAGAAACACTGAAAGAGCCGCACGAAACAGACACAGACGTACCCTTTGCTTTATAACTGATAACATAACTTTCTCCTTTAATCAATGATACAGATTGGGACAAACTACCGATTGCAGCAGAGTACCTGGAGCCGGCAGCACTATCTGCGGATACGGTAGCCACACCCGTCCAATACTTTAATTGCTTGCTATATAATTCGGTATCAGCAGACAATTGAGTATCAGAGGACAATGTCTCACTTTCATAATCCCCGGTAAACCCAGAGTTACGCAACAGATTGACACTTCCGACAGCCGCATTGTCTATCGCATCCTGAGCCTTTTGGGCCAGATCGGCAGCCGCCTGTATCTCATCCGGAAGACCTTCCATATTACGCCATCCAGTGGAACCTTGTTCGATATGAAACATACCCTTGATATCAACACCTTTATCGTGAGTATATTCCATGTAAGTGGTCCGATCCTTGTCACCAATGTATGCATTTCCGTACACCTTCATCCGGGCTTTGCCGGTAGATTTGTCAAAATCAAAAGAAATGACATCTTTCCCAGTCAAGGTAAAATCATTAATACCCTGATACATGATGATGGACGGAGAAACTTCGTTCACCGAAGAGAGAATTATCGCCGCCTGTCGGGTCATATCGGTCTTATGACCTAACCCCACGATATCATCACCTGCCACCGGAACATCGTTCTCGACATTAGGATCACATACGGTCTTGGACAAGTCTATATAGTTCTCACCCACTGCTGTGACCAACCGCCAGTAATAGCGGTTGCCGACATGATGAGAAACGCCTGTCTTGATATTGCACTCCTGGGCTATGGCAAGAGATCCCGGAGTAAACTGGTTCTCTATCTCAATTCCGTCTTCCTCTTCCTTGAAATAACAACGGTAAACAGCATCCAACTCATCTACACGGTTGCATTTCATACCTGCATGGGAAATCACCTGCTCGCCACCCACATACGTTTTCTTCTTGACCTCAAGCTCGTCAAAAACGGCTTTGACCTTGACATACAGATAATCAACAACAGCCTGTGACATACCGTTCTCAAGCACAGTAATTCCACTACCGTTCTTACCTATAAGTAAACCTTTTAAGAAAGTGATCAGACCGTTGGCGGTGTCTGAAATATCTTTGCGGAGGAACATCGCTAATGAGCGTAAAGCAGAGAACACATTACTATTGCTAGGAGCAGTCGAATCATTTGTACGGATTACATAAACACCTTTTCCACCTCCATTAGTGTACGTCTGACCTTTATAAGTAAGATTGTCAACTTTATTTTCAAGTTCTCCAATTCGTGAATATGCTGTGCTTTCACCGATTGTATATACAGGAGCATCGTAAGGTAAATCAAGCTTTATTTCAAGACCTATAACTCTAGATATTCGACTAGTCTCAAAAAAAGATTTATTGACAAGCTCTATTCTTTGGCCAATGTCAAATGTCCGGCTGATCATGTTTTCTTTTACCCATGATGATGCAAGGGTAGTATTGTATGTACCATCATCGACCATCATCTTTTTTACACGATCCACCGTTTTGTCTCTTAATTCTTGCTCGGCATTTGATACGAGCCCAAGGTCCGTTATCTTCGTACTATCCCAGCCGTAAAGAATGAATTTATCTCTTGTAGTAGGTTTTAATGTTTCATCGGGCAATGTCCTTCCATAATCATCATTGGCAACAATTTCATAGACATCACTTTCAAGTGTTACGCTTCCTAAACTCGTGCCAGCCTTATGAAATGTTACACCGAAATCCATACCATTAAGTAAACCAGACTGGAATACCAACCTAAGTTCTTCTCCATCAATAATATAACTTTCATCAAAGACAAGCCCACTAGTATCGGTTACATAATAAAATGTCTGGGTTACTGTTTCTTGTGTTTCTTCATCTTCTACCGTAGACGTATAACTGCCAACCGTACCAACAACACATTCAGTACGTGGATATACTTCATCAAGGAATATAATATCTTCAATAGCTTCCTCCTGCGGCATTTCCGTACCTATATCATAACCTTCTTCACCAATATATACCCTTTTACCATCCTTATACCGATAAGCGTCAATATACGGTGTTCCTTCTGGTAACATCAATCGCCTTTGAACAACACCATTTACTACTACTGTTTCATCAACAAGCCGATAATTGGAAGGAATGTTTCTTGTTGATCCAAAAGCATACACACGTGTAGCATAGGTTCCTTGGCTTTCACTGCGTGGCATTTCTTGGGCTTCCACACCCAGCTCTATCCTAACAGCATCTCCATTCTCACAACGTCCAAATCGGATAATATTATCTTCTACCCACCACTCACAATTCCACGTTTCTGCCATGTTAGTAAGAGCATCCAGCAGGTTGATATTCTCATAAGACATCAACTTAGCTGAATTCTCTACTGATGAATCTATAGAAAAATCGAAATCATTCCCCCTGTATTTGTAACCAAGAGCTTGTAAGTTTCGGAGGAACACACCTAATTGCATATCTAATGAGGCAGTAAGGTTCCAAGACGCTTCCTGACCTGCCACCTCCGGCGTGTACTTGAATTTCTTATTTTTCCATTTCCAATAGTAAGCATCAAGACGCAACTCGTAATTATAGCCGCCCGTAGACTGGTCATAAGTAGGTGTCGGCAAATCTACAACTTCATATATCTTTGCGAATTTACCACCTAGGGATTCATCTAATATCCCCGACAAGTCCACATAATCACCCACCTTAAAATTAATAGGAGTTAGGACGTTAAAAGGAAGAGTAATGTAATCCTCCTTACCCAATGAATAACGACCTATCGAACCGACGTTGAAGTCTGTGGAGAAACGAATATCCCCTGATATGTTTTTAATGTCTATTAGTCCCATACGAGTATTGTATAGCTTCATACAATGTTATGTAGCAAATATACAAATAAATTACATGATAGCAATTGTATTTAAAGAAAAAATCACGTTGTCCTATCCGCAGGATTAGGCTCCACTAATTTTAAGGAAAAACTAGCGATTCCCCTCATAAACTGTGTAAATTGGTTACATGACAAATAAATTGTCTTATACACAACATTTGGCTGATATTTGCTTCTGATATGCAAAACCCCAGTGGCGAGTTCTTCGCAAAAAGAATTATATCTAGCGAAAAACTGATCTTCGCTTTTAGCCGTAAGATTAAATGTAAGTGTAATATTCCTTTCGTCAATCTTAGAATTTGAAGTTATAACTCGCTTACCGTTTTCCAGACGTGACTTGTTTTCTATAAATTCTTTCATCGGTGGTGGTGCCATTAACGCCGACAAAGAAGAAGTATCCATACTTATTCCCCATGTGGTATAAGAATCCTTATCATTTATATAAAATTCTCCTTCCATGTTACATATTTTTAGTATTATCTACTATTTTATCTAATTTCGATCCTAACTCAAGGATAGGCTTTGTGTATTTTACGATATCTTCCAAATAACCGTTAGTAATCACATGCTGATTCAAGATGTTACCCAACGTAGCATTGCCCTCCGTTGAAATAGAAACCAAAGATCCTATGCCGACAACAACATTTATCATCTGGCTCTTTATTTCCTCATTTGAAACCTGCAAGGCAGTAAAACGTCCATTCAATTCCTCTCCGGTATCTTGAGACATGGTTTGGAAACCTTTGCTGCTTGCAGATTGGGAAGCTGCTTCCTGTGAAATCTTGTCATATCCGGTTGCGGCAGCAAGCTCGTCACGCAGTTTCATGGCTTCGTCAACATACTGCATATATTCATCTTGCAAGGCTTTCCTTTCCTCTTCGGTCAGCTCGTTATCCTCCATGCTGGCACCAAACTTTTTCCACCAATCCTCCAACTTTTCGCTGTATAACTCACCAATCTTATTGGAAAGCATGGCACGCATGAAGTATTCTGATATATCTTCCGATGCTGCCTTCGCATCGTATTTCATATCCATAAGATTGTCAACAAAACTATCATACATAGAATCAAATGACATTCCAGTCAGACCCTCGTAAAGTTCATTCGTCAGTTCTTCCAACGTACCAGCTTGATCAATATAGTCATTCAACTTATCAGTCAGACGGTCACCGTATCCACCTTTGCCGGTATTCTGAATGGTTTCCCACATATCGACTGTCTCACGAAGCATTTTCATTTCTTCTGGGGTAAGATTCCAGATATCACCATTCCAATCACGGCCAATCTTGCCGCTCAGACGGTCTATCTGTTCCTGAGAAAAACCGCCCCAATAGTAATTCCAGCTATGATGAGAACCAGAATAACGTGCTTGTTCCTGCGCTATACGCTTGTAATTATCAATAGTTTCTTTTTGATACTTATAAGCATCCCGGTATGCGGCAACAGACTGCGTTCCCTTGCTTGCCTTCATTTCGTCAGTCAAGTCTTCAATGGCAGTTTGTAACGTTTCGTTACGGTCTGTCAACCTGTTAATGGCTTCTTCGACCTCTTTTTTATTACCGCCAATACCAAACAAAGAATTAAACCCACCGAAAGAAATCGCATTAAGGATATTACCTATTCCATTTTTTAATGAATTCCCAATTGTGACAAACAAATCTCCCGACAAGACATCACTGATAATTCCACTGACCGCATTTAGAACAGCGTCAAGCAGACCACCAACAAGATCACTCAATCCGTCTTTGAGTACGTCAATGATGGACAGAATCCATCCGACAATGGGAACCTCTTGAAGCGATTCCGATGTCTTGCCTATGACATCCTTGAATCCGTTCACGGTTTTGATAATTCCGCTATATGCGTTATACAATCCACCGGATGAAATCTGCTGCAAGCCTCCCAACAAATTT